CAAAAGTGGACCCCCCCAGTGATGCCGATCGCCCTACTCTCATCATGCCGAGCATGCCCTGAAAGTAGGCTCCATACCGAATGGAGGAACCGGGAGCACCGCTTCGAGTATCTGGTTTGGTATTCCTTCTTCTGGAAGGTATACTGCAACCACTACTTACAAGCGGCGTCTCCGTGCAAACCCATTCGGTTTTCAAGTTGGTCCTGATGGTTCCCTCAGTGGTAACCAAATGTCCATCTTGGGCGCGCTAGCCCTCACAAAGGGCTATCGATAGTCTTGAACGTCCGTAGACTCAAAACTCTGACGCATCCAATCCACACATCTGTACAACTGGAGGGCTACCATGCTCGCTGAACCTCTTTCCATCACTGTCGGCGCGACGCCGATCTCTCTCCCACGTGTGGGAGTTGATCGTACGTCGGCGGATTATTCATCCGCTGACGGCAATTCGGCAATCCGAATTGCTCAGTCGACGTCCGGCAGCACTCGACGCACGGTTGCTTCACTGAAGACGCACAAAATCGCTGCTGACCCCATCACGGCGGTCAACACGAGGAAGACGTCTCAGTGGAACATCACGCACCAAGGGCCCCTTGACGGTTTCACCGCCACGGAGCTCAAGGATCAGCTTGTGGCTCTCGCCACACTGCTGACTGCTTCGAGTGGGGCTACGGCGATCAAGATCCTGGCTGGCGAAAAGTAAGGCATTGCCTTACGGTCGCACAAACAGGTCTCGATCGCTGGTAGTAGTAAGTCTGCTTGGCGGGATCTTTCTCGCCTTGCAGGCTTGCTACTACGCAGGCCCACGATGGTAGCTCAGTGAAGTTTTGGTAAGCCGGACTCGACCCCGAAAGGGTGAGATGAAAAGCCTACTACAACTCCACCTCGCTGTTCTGCGAAACACAGGACAGCATTGCTCGATCGACACCACGTTGGATAGTACACGTACTATCCAGCGTTGGAAAGACGAGGGTGATTCGTATCTTACGATCACCCTTCCACTGCTAGCAAAAGCCCTCGAGAGAGGTCTTGAGACTGGACAGTGGCCGGCTCACGAAGTGAATTCCAAGTGGATTCACCTCGGAGGTCTCCCCGCTTACATGCGAGGGTTCCTCAGCCGTGTCTTTGACGCTCGAACTGGTGCACTGTTGGAGAGCCCAGATGTTGAAAGCATCTGGGCTGTGAGGCAGTTTTGCTACCTCACACACAAGATCGAACGCGAATGCACTTCCGAGAGGGAGCGCCTAGCATTCGATTCTTTCGTCTCCACAGATCACAGCCTTCTTGGTCTCCCAGGTCGGATAGACCGCGTACGCATGGAGTGCGTGCGCAGGGTGGCAAGAAGACTCTTCGGCAAGATTTTCCAAAAGTGCGATCTCGCGATTGCCAATTGGGATCTTGTTCCGAAGCATGGGCCTGGTGCTACCGCTGAGAAAGCCTCGCAGCTTTCCCGTCGGGACTACCAGTACTGGCATGACCGCCTTGAAACGGTCTTCCCTTACTGGAGATACACCGCGAACTCTGTTTATCAGAGTTCACCCATGGTGGTGCCCATTTCTGAAGAGCGACCCGTGAGGGTCGTCTCGGTGCCGAAAACCCAATCGACTCCTAGAATCATCGCAATTGAGCCCTCTGTTATGCAGTACGCACAACAGGGCCTCAAACGCGAGCTCTACGAACTCATTGGTC